CCACTAGCGCGATCCCTTTCAGCGTCAGCCCGAATGCCACCACCGCCGTCGCCGCCATCCCTAGCTGCCCCACGATCACCAGCAGCACTGGAGCGAATGCCGCCAATGCCCCAAATGCGATCGTGGCTTTTTTCGCCATTGGCCCCAGATCCTGGAACCATTGGATCAGCGCCCGCACTGCTGGCACCACATGCGCCTGCACGATATCCAGCAACTCATTGAACGATGGGGCTAGCTCATCCCCGATCTGCTGCCCCGTGACCACAAATCGCTGCTTGAGTTTTTCCCAGGCAAACCCCGCCGCATTGACACCTTCCTGCTGCTCCTTCAGCGCCTCCCCGAGTGTCCCGGTGGCTCCTTCCATCGCCTCCAGATTGCCCTTGAATTTCTCCGCCTGCACGCCCGCGATCCCGGCAATGAAATCCCAGGACTCCGTGGAATCAAACAGCTTCGCCATCTCCAGGGTATTGCCACCCGTCTGCGTAGTCAGCGCCTCCAGCGTCCCCTGGAATCCCAGCGTTTCAATCGCTGCCTCACCCGTCTTAAACCCCAACCGGTCCAGCGCCACAAACATCGCGTCTGACGGTTTCTTGAGTCCCACCAGCGCCCCACGGTACTGGGTAGACACTTCCGCTGCCCCACCAGTCACTCCCGTCATCGTGGCAAATACCGCGTTCAATTCCTCCTGCGTGATCTTCAATCCAGATGATGAAATGGCAACCTTTCCGATCGCCCCTGCCAACTCAGGGAAACTCGTCTGCCCCAGCTTGACCGTGGTGAACGCCAGATCCGCTGCCTGCCTCACCCCCTCCGCTGTGGTGGTTCCGTACGCTTTCGTGACTGCGCTGGTGAGTGCAATGGCATCGGATGTGGTTGCCATCCCCGCCGCCGCCGCCTCCACACTGGTTTTCAGGATCCCCGCCGTGTCAGCTCCATCTCCAAATGCCGAAATAACCTGATACAGCCCCTCCGAAATATCCCCGGTTGATTTCCCCGTTTCCAGCGCCATATCCTGCACGGCTGTTTTTAGTTCTTTTACACGCTCCACGTTCCCAGGGATCAGCGTTGCCACGTTCGCCATTGACTCATTGAGATCCGTGGAGAATTTAAACGCTGCTGCTGCCGCCCCGACCATCGGCAACGTGACCCCGGCAGACAACTGGGTGCCCACCCGCCGCGCACTTTTGGAGATCCCTGCCAGCTTCGCCGTGGCCCCCTTTGCGCCCTCCATCGCCTTCCGCAGCTGTGGGGTAAACTCATCCCGCAGCCGGAACAACGCATCGATCGTGCCCACGTTTACAGACATTACTCCCCCTTCACGATCTCCACTTCGTTCCGGATCACATCCTCGATCATTGGCACATCATCCAACTTTTCTCCCTTGGACATGTTGTCAAATCTCGACTTTGCTGCCGCGTATACACGCATCCGCATGATCTCGAAAATCAGCCGCCTATAATCTTGCTCCAGCTCCGCGATCGCCACGCTGGGAGTGCAGTGGAATTCCTCACAGATCCGCGAAATAATCCACGCCGATGGTGCCTCTGCTCCCGGCACGCCGTTCAGCGCACGATGCAAAGCCTTTAAACGTTTTTTGCTGCCTCCTCATCCTCCAGTGGATTCCGATCGCAAATCTCCGTCACTAACCAGCGGGCTGTGCGACTGTCCAGATCCCGGATCGATGCTGGCGTCGGCTTTTTGTCGTAAGACCACCCCACCACCGCCTTCCCGATCAACGTCTCCCAGTCGTACGATTCCACCCGATCCCGTTCCTGCCCCTCCTCACCGTCCGTCTGTTTTTTAGACGATCGCATAATCGCCTCAAACACATCCCCGCCCATCTCCCGCACGTCCGCCACGCCCTTCCGCTGCCGGACTTTCCCCGCCTCCTCCAGCGCCGTAAATGACAGCTTCCGCAGCTCGACCCACTGCCCCGCTTCGTGTGGTATTTCCACCTTTTCGATAATCTCTGAAACTAGCATGATCCCTCCTTATAGTTGTCCCGCCTTGAATGTTTCCAGCACCGCCGCAATCCCCGCCGCAAACTCCTGCTCCATCGCCTTTGCCTCCTCCTCCACGACCGACGCCAGGAAACGCGCCTGCCCACGTTTTTCGTATTCCCGCCGGACCCCCTTTGATGGATAGTACACGCCCATACCCTCATGCGACAGTGACAGATCCTCATGGATCCTTAACGCATACAACGCCGCTGCGCCGCCCGCCGTCCACCGCACCTGTGGCCCGCGCTTGAGCATTTTGGCTGGCTCTGGCCGCACCGTGCCCCGCAAATCCCCAGACATCACTGGGGTGCGCTGCTGCATCTGCTCCGCTCGTGGCTCCGCGATCGTATTCAGCACCCGCACCGAATGCTCCCCGACCGATCCTGCGAGTTTATGCAGCGCCCGGATCAACGCCTCCGCATCCACCGTCATGCCCGTGTCAGCCATCACAAAAAACAAACGGCAGACCGACAGCCACCGCCATCGCTCTGCCGTTCGCCCCCCCCCAAAAAAACACTCAATCCTGCGTTACATACAGAGATACTTCCATATTCAACGCGATCGGCTGTGCTGTTGGTTTAGTCCACATATACCTGCTCCTTTTTAGGCTTCTGTTGCTGCGCCAGATGGCCGGAACGTGGCCCGCACAACGTGCAGCGAATCCCGATCCAGCACCCGCTCATAATCGACGATCCACCCTTCCACCGTGGTCGTCTTCGATCCGCCGTAGGTCACCACCAGCGTCTTCTGCTGATCCGCTGGCCCGTTTGCCACATCGCCCAGCACGGCATCCGTGGTGTTGCTGGTGTCGTCGTACCACGCTTCGATCGAAATGTCATCCATCGATCGCACGCCCGTGCTCAGCGACTCCTTCCACGAATCCCCGAAGCCCGTGGAGTCCACCATGCCTGCGTTGATTTTAATCCCGCCAAAACTGGTAATGTACTGCGACAGATTCCGCGCTGTGCCGCCGCTGTCGTCCAGCGTAATCGCTACTGAGCTTGGACCGTATTTCGCCACAATTCCCTCCCTTACCTACCCACGATAAAAGCCCAACATGAACGTGAATGATGGACTCGACCCGCCCACTGTGAAATTCGCACGGACGTACCGATTGACCGTGCCCGTCACCGTTTTCCGTTCCGCCCCCAGCGCGGTGGCTTGCGTCATCGAAATCAGATCCGCCCAGCTGGAATTATCCGCTGAATGCTGCACCTTCGCATCCAGGGTGGGGCTTGATCCACTAACTGCCGTAATCTGCAAATACGCAGATCCCCCATCAGAGGAGGAGGCAGTCTGATCCTGAGACGCGGAATTCCCCGTGGCGGTTTCCGCCCCCAGCGCATGCAGGATCGTCCCATCCTCGACCGCGCCAGAAATCGTATATGTGCAATTCAGTTTGTGCAGCGCATCCTTCTCGATCAGCCGATCGACCTGCCCCCCAAACGCGCCTTCAAACCCCGTGAAATCCGTGCCGATCGTCCCGCCCGCTGGAGCCACTGACACGATCTGCGATGTGGCCTCATTCCCCACCAGCGCCGTCACCACGGAATTCGTCGCATCATCAAACCAACCAGATTGCGTGAGCGTAGCAGACCGCACCCCCACTGGCGTAGCTTCCGCCCACGCATCCCCCAGCGATCCCGTGGATTCTGTGGTCGTCTGCACCTTGTACGTCAGCGTTGAAATCACCCCAGCCAGCGACCGCCCACCGACCAATATAAACCCAACGCTACTCGCTCCGTATTTCGCCATCAGTCAATCCTCCCCCACCGATAGCTAGTCAGCATCCGCAGCAGCCCCGTCATCCGCTGTGATATAGCCATCTTTCTGCAGCCATTTTTGTGCGGATTTCGGTAGCCCCTCACAGACCGCACCAGCCTCCACGCGAATCTCGGAGATCGAGGCACGATCGTCCGCCGTCAATTTCGACACACCGCCAGCCTTTTTAATCAGCGCCAGCCCATCCGCGTCAGGATAATTCAGCCCCACCACTGCCCGATACACCTTCATGGCTTCTCCGTTCTTTCTGCGCCGCACACCTTACACAGCACGATCGACACGCCCCCGAATCCCGCATGCTCGTGCTGCTTGTCGCTGCCTGCTCCGCACTTCGTGCATGGCCTGATCATGATGGATCCTTGACGAGTCTGGCATTTAGCGCATAGACTGGCCGCTCACTCCGATCCACTTTTAGCAGGAATGGCGGCGTCGGTTCAATCTGCTCATAAAACACACCAGACAGGGATTCTGCATCAACTCGCCCCAGCGCATCCGATGCCGCCTGCGCATTCGCCCGCGCCGTGTCATAACTGGCCGCACGCGATAGCACCTGAATCCCTGGAAACTCCCGCCCGATCCCGGCTGCGCCAAACTCCTTCTCCCCCGCTGGCCCACCCGTCAAAATCACCGCGATCGCAGTGTCTGGCACCGTCTCCGGCAGCGCATCCTCAAACAGATCCGTGCCCACAGCCGTCGCCACACTCTGCGCCACTAGATACGCCGTCACTTCCGCCATAGTAGCCATTACGCAAAATACAACACTGACACATACGGCTGATCCGCCGAATCCACCATTGCATCACACCGGAGCAGTGGCCGGACCACCGATCCCGGCAGCGTAATTTTGTCCTGTGGATCGAATACGGTTTTCCCTAACACCACCAGCTGCGTGGTGGATGTCCGTTCATTCCCGCGATCGTCCAGTACACGCGCCACCACGTCATGCAGCAGCCCCGTCATGGTGACCGCTGACCCACGAGATGGCCTGCCATTTTTATCCAGGGTGGCGGATGTCGGCTCCCGCGTAAACGTCACCTGCATCCCGCCGGAATTGGTCACGCTGTGCGCCACAGATACGGCACTATGGATCGCATTCGCAATGCTCACGTCCGCACCAGCCACGCAGTTAATTGCTGCCGCTTCCGCAGGGTATACACCCAACTCGGAGCCAGCAAAAAAAACACCGCATCAGGGACCACCTTTGGCCCGCCGCGCCCAGAAAACTGCAAATTAACTGGGCCAGCCTTTAGCCCCGTGATCCCCTTGGTGGATATCGCATCATCCGCCATGCGATCCTCAGCGATCACCTGCCTCGCAAATTCCGCCGTGGCATCTCGGAGTCCCGCAGGCACCGCATCCGAATCCAGCCCGTACCCGTTCCGATCCCACATCCCAGTCCTGGGCCAGTTCAACCGCTGCACGGAATCCGCTGCCGCCCCCGTCCAGTCCACATGCTGATCCAGCAGCCGCGTGGACATCAGCAACGCCTGATCTTTTTCGTCTCCGGATGCACTCGACCACGTTGTGCCGGATTGCGGATGATCGGCATCATACTGATCCGCATCCGCCCGCGTGCAGTAGGTGTTTGCGTTTGCCGCGCCCGCCGTCGCCACCAGCGTAGACACCGCCATCAGTCACCGACCTGCCTGCGTACCGGTTTCCGTATCGTGGCCCGTCCCGCTTTCTTCTGTCCTGGCTTCGCATGCTGCTCTGGATCAAAATCCGCCGCATTGATCACCAGCGCATTCCCCGCCCGATCCACCACCGCGATCGTCTCAACTTCTGCCACGCTCACCTCCACCAGCATGGCGAATGCCGTGGCCAGCCTCTCCAGTACCAACCACGGCACTCCCCCTCGCTGTCCGCTGAGACAGTTAGCCCGCGATCCGTGCAGCCAGTTCCCGCCGGACCAGCTGTGCGCCATACAGAATGTCGAAACTGTACCGCGTTTGCTTGTGCTGGCGAGTGACCTCCAGCCGCAGCGTCAACCCGCTATCAGGATCAAACGTCGATTCGACAATGGTGCCCAATCGTCGATCCTCATCCGTCGCCGCCAGTGGTCGTGTCGCAAACGCAAACGCATCCCGATGAAAAGCCAGATTAACAACATGGCTAGCCTTGAACGTGAGTGCTGCATTATCCGCCCAGGCAACTTTTGCCGTTGGGTACATCGTGATTACGGTTGCCGTGGAGCTTGCAACCGTATACGTTTGCGTGTCGCCTGCAACGGTGAACACATCACCAGCCGCTGGCGCGGTTCCGCCACCGTCCCATGTCAACGTAGTGTCACCGACAGACACAGACGCATCGTTGACAAGGATCGTCCCTGCACCCGTCGTGGTGTGTGTCGGAACGTTCTGACTCATCGCCCACAACGAACCGAGCTTGCGACCGATCTGACCGTTAGCGATGACACCATCCCCGCCACCGTACGAGGCATCCTGAAACGCTCGCAAGTTGATCGCATTCGCCTCAGCATCAGGATCGATGACACAGAAACGCGGCTCCATTGGCGCAAGTTGATTCGCCAACGCTTTTCGCGCATTCGTGAACGCGGTTAAATCTGACGCAAATGGCGTGGTTCCAGCCGTTCCCGCATACCCATAAATCCCGGTGTACTTGCCCCAAATATAGCTATCGACGTTGTTTGCCAACGCCTTGATCGCTTCTGACGCTTGCATCGGAATCGTGCCATCCATCACCTCAAGACGCTCTTTGTCTGTGAGGTAGAATGGAGCCTCGTACCACTGATCCAACGCAATCGAAACTTTGGTTGGTGCTGAATCTGAATTGGCTGGTGGCGTGATCGCCGGACTCACAGCAGACGCTGTGATCGCTGACGGAATAGGGACATCAATTGTACTGCCTTGCTCACCGGCCATCTCGTCATATGACCGATTGACCACTCTTGGCATCACGACTTGCTCACGAAGAGCCAGCAGCCCTTGAGCCAAGAGTTTGGGTATAACCTGCGTCCAAGTGTTAGCCACTGTATTTCCCCTTTTTTAGATATCCATAATACCTCCCACCGGGAGTACAAAACGGCTCCGCCGTTATGCGACAGAAACAACCACGACATTCAACCAAAAACCAATCGCAGCACAGCCACAATCAGTCACTCGAAAACTTTTCCGTTACCATTAAAACATAAAAAAGACAACACGACAACACCAGAAAAAAAAACAACACCCATAAAAAAAGAGCTGTCATTTTTTACAGCCCTTTTAAATATCGTCGAAACCAAATTTCTACAAAAATTCAAGATTTACTTCTACGTCTCGATCCCAACCTTTATTGGTAGACCCACAAAGCAGCCCGACCGCGTTGTGCGTTTCGTTAATCATGAATAAATAATATACTGCAATTCACCGCACGTCAAGAAAAAAAATGCGCCATCTCAAAAAAAGAAACAGCGCATTGCACCCAACGAAACACGACGCCCAGCACACACCTCCTGAACCGTACCAGCGATCACCAACCAAGATCCTCATACATTTCAACAATGTCATTGATGCTTTTTGTAACTCGCTCAGACTCCCCATCAACCGCGTTATTAAATGCCGACAAATCGAAATCAGGATCACGCCTCTTCAACATTTCCCCTAAATCCTGAGTGATTCGATCTTCACTTGTCCGCTCATTGTCCGACAACACCTGCACAATTCCATCAACGTATTCATCGATTGCCATTTTTTTATTCCTCCCTAGACATAAACCGGTTCTGCGCCACAGTGATCACACTCTTCCCAAATCTGTGATCGTCGCGTTTCCGTTTGCCGACACGCCCTGCAACCTTGATTCACATACGATCTCGCCACTGGACGATCTTGACCCTCGCTCGCAACCTCTTCCGCTTCATCCTGATTCACACGAGTCATCAAAATCAAATCGCTTTTACTGGATGCCGTTTCAACAATTTGCACGTCGTCATTCTGCCAAACGATCTTCGTAACAACAGCCTCCCACGTTTTCCCCGCTCGCGTCCGAACCACAACCCCATCACCAACAATCGCACACCGCCCCTCCGACACCGCAATTCTTGCGCCCCATTTCCCGCTACGAAGCTTGGTTGGCGTTGCTTCCAAATCGTCAAATTCGTTAATGTCATGAATCATGTTGTTTCCTTTGTTGTTCCTTTTCTTTATCGTGTGTATATACTATCAGTGAGGTTTACTGTTGTCAAGAAAAAAAATGCGCCATTCCAAAAAAAAGAAACAGCGCATTCCAGCCGAGAAAAAAAACAAGATCACCCAAGCGGATTCGTGTTTGCCGTTCGCGTAACCTTCACTTTTCCTTTGGCGATATTTTCCAGATTTCGCGCAAACTGACGCCCAGACGGATCAACCAAATTGCCCGAATCCAAACGCGGTTCTGGACCGGCTGAATCCTGATGCCCAGTCGATATCGACGGCTTGAACAAATGCTCACCACCTGACCGTTGCAACCCTTGCACCCATTCATCAATCGTGTAGGGTTGATCTGGACGAGAAGTTGAAAACTTGACTGCGCCATCACTCAACACGGCAAGGCTTCCGTTATGCAATTCAAAACCAGCACTGACCGCACGGTTCAACACATCGTCAATCGCCTCGGTTCGCACACCAGCATCCAGCGCGGTTTTGCTCACCAACGTACGAAATGTTGCCTTGTCTAATTCTGCCTGTGCAGACGTTTCACGCTTTCTCGACTCATCAAGCTGTGCTTGTATCGGTTCAACGGACGCCTGTACAGCGGCTTGAATTTGCGACGTTAAATCCTCATTCGTGACCACTCTCGCATCCTTTTTCGTAAGCCTCTTTTTATCCTCAAGCATTTCATTATACACATTCACATCAACGCCGTTATACCGCGAAGACACCTCGTGCAACTTATCTGACAGATCGGTTTTTTCTTTCATTAACGAAACGTTCGTGTCTCGAAACTCAGACACCTTCGCACCTAACTCAACCTCACGCTGTGTCTGACCCTCAATCGATAAATACCATTTCCCATCAGACTCCACATAATGGTCCTTTACGCCTTCAGGCAAACCAGACAACTCATCCACCGTCTCAACAATACTTTTCAGCGCCATTGCAACCTACCTTTCAATCCTCACCAAACAATTTTCGCTCAGCCTCAAGAGCTTTCACCGTCAACGCTCCAATGATCTCACGTTTATTCCCGCCAGCTTTTATTTTCTTTTTCGCTTCATTGATTTGTGCTTGCGACGGCAACACGCCCACCAGCATCGTTCCGTCGTACGGTTGCGTGAAATACTCAAGTGTTTCCTGAGCTGTCCTCTTTGACACCTGCTGTCCTTGATTTAATTCTTCATCATCAGCCATTCGCCTACCCCTTTATGGTTCTATTGGAGCTTTGCCAGTAGGAACCAACTGAATCACACGCCTTCTTTTCGCTTTTTGGACTAGTTTCCCAGCATCATCACGTACCCACATCATAAACAATCGCGTTGTTACATTTGCGACTCTGAATTCCTGACCATGAGGCATCAAAAATTCGTCCTCACCTCTGTTTTCAGAAATATCATTAACGTACGCACCATAAGAAGGATGAATCTCCATCAATGGAAATTCATGTGAAAAACCAGCCTCCTTAAATTCAGGAGAATCAGCACCCTTAGCAAAGGTATTGTAATCAAGCCCACTCGATTGGAAACCGTTCAATTGCAACACATCCCCAGGCAACACCTCATCATTACGCATTAAGTTATATTTCCGCATCAAAGAATCAGGAGCAGCACTCGCCAACCGTTCCTCCATATCTTTTCCACGGACCAACGTCCCAGCAAACTCAGAATTCCTCCACACAACCAAATCATCTGGTGGCTTTGGTGCGTCCAATAAAAACCGTTGGACGTTCTTTGCATCCCTGTCCAACACGGTTGGATGTAATCGTAATTCCCTATTCCAATTTCCGAACGCCGCGCCTGTATATTCCTTCACTGAACCCATCACACGACTACCATCAGCCGAATTTTCAACTTTTTGAATATACGGGCTATACTTCGCCGTCATTTTTTCTTTATGAACGTCTGATTGCCTTCTAATCGTCTTGGAATCCCAAAACTGAAAATCTCCATCAACAGCATTAGTGATCGATGCTTCCTTGCTTGCCCACTGGATCGAATAAAACTCTGGTGGCGGTTTATACTCTCGCCCCTGCAACAACGTTTCTTTCGCTACAAACCACCGTTGCTCTATTTTTTTGTTCGCAAGATGCGCGTACTCATCGACACGATTGGTCGCAGCGTACCAACTATTTTTCGATCCAGTCCATTGTTGACTCAACGTGGTTTTACCAGTCCAAGGAACATCGTAAAAACCAGATTCATCAACATCCTTGATCAATCGCATATAACCATCATCCAGCCATCCCCAACTAACCGAACCAGGAACAGAACGATTGTGCATTTTTGCAATACGCAACAACACAGACTCTGGCAAAAACAGATTTTGATTGGAAGCCAATTTTCTCACAATACCCAACGAAGCCACTTCACCACTCGTCAATCCAGATGACATCTTTTCCCAATTCAAACCGTTGTAATATTCCAGCGATGAATCAAAACCCTTTCCTATATTAGAAAATTTATGTGGTGCAAACTCATCACCCATACCAAAGACAGCATCAAGCTCAACCTCTAACGCCGCCTTTGTGCCTTTATGCCCCCCCGGAGGAGAACCGTACGGATATTTCTCAATGATATTTTCCGATTCTGTTTTCCCTGGTATGTCTGATTTCAATTCAAGCTTTTTTGTTGGTAACGGTGAAGCCTTCTTTGGTTTAATCTCAGGACTCAAATTGTCCAGCGATTTTAACGATTTTGCCTTTAACAACTGAACCGCAGCATCGGAAAACTCAGGCACCTGATAATGTATAGACCATAAATTTTTAAATACATCATCAAGCAAAACGCCGTGGCCTTGTTGCGTTGCCATTAAATCAGAAAGTTTCTTTACACGAAGAGACGAAATGAAATCCGGCAACCCTTTATTTGGCATGTTTTTCCAAACGAAAGATTCAGCCTTTTTTACAAGCAACCCCCTTTTCACTTTTGAAATAACTTCAGCCGGTGTCATATCCATCAATTGAGATTTCGTAAATACCTTTTGCCACTCTGATAAATATTCGGCATTACTCTCATCCCAAAACGCTTTCATTGATTTCTCAACGGCATCTCTAGTCTCTGGATCAAACAAGCCCATCAAGTTAGATGAGATTTTATTACCAGCCTTATCAGTTGCACCGCTAAACGCCTTGGCATTCACAAAGGCATCTGATTCAATCTTGAATTTTTCAAATACTTTTGCATCGATCTTAGAAAATGCGCCTCCAAGAACACCCTCACCACTGATTTCCGTTGCAACATCCTTGGCTTTTCTCTCAAACACGCTCAATGGTTTCTTGCTTTTTATCTCTGCCTTGGCCGCAGATTTTTCAACCGATTGCACCGCCTTGGCTTTTTTCTTTTTGAAGGTATTTGATTTTTTTGCCGCAGCAAGATTGGCGGTATTTTTTTGCTCGCTCACCACTCCCGGATCAGTGACCGCCGCCTTGCTTGTTCTCCGCTCCAATCCCACCGCGCAACGACACAACGGATGCAATGGTGGAGAAGGCATTACCCCCTCACCAGACTCACCCTCAAAATTCCCTTGCACCTCAATCCGTTGCTGCCCCATCGAATTACACTTAGGACACAACCGATCATCAGGAGTCACGATCCATCGTTTTTGGAATTCTGACGGATTGAGTGTTTTGTTTTCTATCGCCTGATCCCACAATAATTGCTGACCGCGATTCGCCGCTCGCATGGATTCCGTTACCGCGATCATGTCAGCACGACCAGCAAGGACTTGTTTGCGTTTTTTATTAAATAGCTTTTCAACTTTACCCGCAGACAAACCCTTTTCAAATAACTTGCCTCTGTATTTTTCAAGCGAGGCTGATTGCAATGGTGTCAAACCAATAAACTGCTTGATCTCATTGACTGTTTCATTCGGTGACAATTTACCATTCGACGCCTTTTCAATAATCGAACGAACCGTTTTCAACTGGCTCTTGTTGATATTTTTTATCAGATTCCCAGTTGATGATCTCGCATACTTCACAGCCAGTGGATTGGAGGCAATGAGTTTTTCAGGACTATCACCGATAAGTTTTTTTAGTGTATCCGCTTGAGAATTTGCACCGGCAACAGTTGTGTTTAATGTCGCCTCAAATATCCCATCACTATGCTCAGACCATTGAGTATTGATGTGGTCGGACACTTCCCATTGCGCGGCTTGAAAGTTTTTCGATTTGATCTGTTGCTTGATCTTATCGGCATCGATTTTTGAAATCGCACCAGACCCCTCAAGACCCCCAACAATGGACTTGATGAAAAACCTGCCATTCTTGTCGGCAACCTTGTGCGTTTCTTTCCAGTCACCGTAAATATATTGCCAATCAGACGGATCTGCTTTAGGAGCCATTACGATCAACCACAAAAATTCAACGCGACTTTAAGATCAATCGAGAATCAACCGTTAAACATCGACCACACAAAAAACCAACAACCTCACGAAATTCAGATCCATAAACATAAAGCGTGAGAATCCTGTTGCCGGTCAACAATCGCTCAGCATCAAAATCCACACGCCCCATGCAACGCAAACAATTGAAAAAATCTACAAACTCATCATCATGGAAAAAATCAGCAGTATCTTTCCAACTGTCGATATCATCAGCCCGATACGTGGTGACCCAATCAGACGGATCACCCGTTTGTGTTTCTCGTCTTGATGACATTCTGCAAACTCACAACCGCCTTAATGACATCCCGTGTCGCCTCATTCACTGCATCATCGCTCAATATATCCTTGTCTGCTCCAGCCTCAACGGTTTTCAAAATAGAATCAACCATCGTGACCGCTGCATCCTCTTTCGCTGAACCCTTCCCCTTAACAAACCGCTCAACCGATTGCACAGACGTAAAAATATACGGCAACATTTTCATTCCGATTTCAAGAAACCCCATCACTAACAGCCTCACTTTCTTTGATTGTCTGACGCCGACTCTTCACCAACAAACTCACGCGGATAATACTTGTTTAGATACGCCTCAGCCAACTCATTGGCAGTAATCGGTTTTAAGAAAAAATTAATTGGCACACCAGCATCACCAGCAATCGCCTTTTCAACGTAATCCTCCATTGCCGTCATCAACGAATTCGTATCAATGACCTTGTTGTTTTTATCATCGTACTCACCAAGAGAGGATTGCGTTGAATCTGTCTGTTCTCGTTTCAAGATATGAACAAGACCCACAAAGCTTGAACCGTATGTTGCACCGCTCAACAGGTTCATCACGTTTGCGGTTTTCGATCCGTCTGACTTGATCGCCGCTTCCAGCGACTTCCGATCATCAACGACAATCGGATCATCTTTAAACATCGCATTCCACGAACGCACAGCCTTGTCCACATCCATCACGTACGGAGCAAACACTTGCGCTTGCTTGTGCGTGCAATTTGCCGTGATAACAATCGTACCCTCAACGTCATGATGCTTGTGCTGAGAAATTGAAACGTCTTTTGCTTGTCCTGCAACCTTAGTGCTTACAGACGGTGACAAGAACCCGGAACACTGCGCGTTGACATAACTTGCAATAGAATTTGAGCTTGTCGAACTACCGTCTTGATTCACTTCCGATCTGAAGTACTGTGCATCCAACACCATCGAGTCAGAAGACAACGGAAGCTTTTTGATCTCACTCGCGTTGTAATCAATCGGGCTTTCCACAGAATCACCGATTTGGCTTTGGCTGTCCTCGCCCTTCTCATCGACTCCGGTTGCCGCTTTTATCGCAGCCTGAGCAGTCACCGTCGCACTTGCCAGATCAGACGCCGCAACCACAACGCGATAATCACTAACACCTGCTCACGAGCCTCACCCATCTCAGCTTTTAATTTGTTGATCTCACCAGTCAACTCATCAAATTCTTTGCTGGTCGTATCAACGCCCATATTCATCAGCTCTTGCGTTGTCATGTCCAGACTGCGTTTCGCAAGAATCAACGCATTCAATTGCCGCTGTGCATTGTCAACAGGCTGCTGCGCCTTTGCCTCTTTTTTTAATCTCTCTATTTTTTCAAGACTTACAATATTCCCTAGCACCAAAGTTGGATCAAACGGTATTGTTGTTGGCATCACACCTTCCTTTTTTATTCATCGCCTATAGTCGAGCCACCGACATCCTCAGAACCAGAATTTATCAACTCTCGTTCTTCACCCAACGTCCGCCCTGATTCAATCCACTCACCTTGCTGTAAATTCCAAAACAGTGTTTCATAACTAACCGCGCCAGATTGCCATGCACCAACCAACGCTTCTGCCTCTTCTGGTGGAATCCTCGTGTCGAAAAAATCCTTGTTTAATGCAAACGACAGATCCGACACCTCACCATCCATCCCCGCCCACCATGCGTGCCACTTCATCAACTGCTCCATCCCCGCATCAAACGTCACTGATAACGCAGACAGTACCGAATACTCAGCCGCTGATTTAATCCGCAACGCTTCAGCCGTCTCACCAACACGCTTCGGTTCATCGATAATCCTTGCACCCAACGCAGCCATCCGCGCTTGCTTCGCAGTGATTAAACGCTCCAATGATCCAAGCCCGTCGCCGGTATACTCCAGCATCCCAGCTCTGGCAGTTGGCTCAGGTAACACCCACGCCTTAGAACTTCCAATAGGCAATTCCCCATCTAACTCCACACCGGAAACCCACGGTGTTGGAAGCGATGTCAAATGTGCGCCATGTTCATGATCAGCACTTGTCCGATAATGTGACAAATTGACATCAACAAGATCCAACAATGGCGGCTTTGAAACTTCCGAACCAAGCGAACTAGGACCGAAAAATTGGAACGGAATAAACCGCAATGGCTCACCACGTCTCAACGGAATAAACGGATCGCCTACTTCCTCCCACCTGTCCGTATTTTTTAAACGCTTATCACCAACAGCCTGCTGGAATCTTCTAATCACGTATACAGCGGAATCCGTTTCCGGATCGAGCAATTGCAACACTCGCACTTGAGGCACAGCAACCCTCACCCACGGATCATCAGAATTCGCAACCTCGACCGTTTCAGACAACACGACGCATGAAAGTTTTTCACGCCCACCAACGATCACACTATCCCAGCTCAAAATATCCTCAGCCCGTCTTGAAATCCAATACGGACGAGACACCCCCATGCCAGACGGTGCAGTATCAGTCATTTCAACCTGCACGCCCCACCGCCCAACAATCAACGTTTCCTGAAATCCAGACAACGCGAACGTTCGTATCGATTTCGCAGTCAACGTCACATCGTCCAAATCAGACAACAATTCTTTGGGAAATATCACGCTGGGCCGACTGCGAAAAACACACCCGATCATCCCCATGACCGTCCGCGCCGTGGCATTGTAAAATTCAGCACGCGCCAAATACGAAGAATAATCACCGGACACTGAAGGCAAATACTTGATCCCCTGCTTTTTTACTGCATCAGAACCGTCATAACAATCACGGCAACGTTGCCACTTCGACAACGCTTCCTTGTATTCAGACCTTGGTGTATTAACTGGCATCGTTTCCCCCAACGTGATATGCTTGTCAAGTTGTTCTGTTCATTCTCTCATCCATTGCGAAGAGGTAATTTCTTGCCGGTTACCTCTTCGCCCCTCCCCCCCTCACCCATCACGATCCACAACCAAATCCCCAACAGCAGCACGCTCAGCAGCAGCACGCCCCAACCCGCCATCGTACTCACGAATGGCCGCACGCTCTTCAACAAACTCCACATCATCTGCTGGCAAGGCACTTGTCATCGCCTTAAAACCAGGATTCAAAAAACCATTGATCTTGTCTTTTCGCCACTGTTCACACGAGTCACACCAGCCCAAGCGGTTTTCAGGATTCCGCTCATTTTTCTCACAACGTTTGCAAACTTCCATCACTACACCTCCCGCGTTCTCGCGAGCCTTGCTTTCTTCCTACTGGCAAGTGATTCCTCAAACGCACCAGCTACCGAATCCGCCTGATCATCATGCTTGGATTCTGGCACCGCTGTGATCTCTTCTAACCAATCTCGCGTCCAGCCTCCACGCAACAACGCGACGTTCCCCGCTTCAGCCTGAGACGCAAACGGACGCCACCGCGATACCTTTGATCCTGACGGAAGACGCCCAGCATAATCGAAACCGGCCAACATTCTCACACGCGATGCGATGATGCTTTTTCCACTCGATCCAGGCTCTTGCTCTTCACGCACCTTTACGTCACGCCCGTCCAGTTGAGCAGTTTTCAAAATAACCGCATCAACCCCATGTGGTGACCATCGACCACGTACCACATCCTCAACATAAAAACGCCCATCATCAAAACGCGACACCTTCGTGCCAACCGTCCAATCAGGATCGTTGTTTGCCTTTGCTTCCGTCGCTGCACAATCCCAAAACCGCGCAGTACTCACACGCCCTTTCACCGGCAACACATCAACAACATTGAACCATTGCCGCTTGAATAACATGCCCTCTTCCGGCTGAGGATTCTGATTGTCCTGTGTTTCAAAATCCCGACCCTTTATCCGCTTGTCCTCATCAACCTCAACACGCCCACGCCTCTCAGGACACAACAGCTCACCAGCCTCAGATCGTGGATCTTGAAACCCTAAAACCGTGATTCGCGAACGCTTTGGATCGTACTCAGTCGGCAGCATCAAAACTTCGTACCCAAAATCCTCCATCATGTATGATGCGATGTCATCTTGGTGGCCTCGCTGCATAATGCAAAACCGGCAACCCGTCTTCGGATCGTTTAATCGACTATGCCACACCTTACGATAAAACTCATGAACCTGATGCCGCTCTTTTTCTGAATGAATGTTTTGCAAATTGTGTGGATCATCCAAACCCAAAAAATCAGCGCCATGACCAGTCACCGTGCCACCAACCGATGTGGAAATCCTAAAGCCTCGCTTTGTGTTCTCGTAAAACGTTTTGATGTTTTGGTCAGTGGTTAAATCGAACAACCCCCCCCAGCGATCTTGATACCAATCCGAATCAATCACGCGCCGACTCAACACAGCATGTTCCACCGATAATGATCCCGAATAACTCGCATACATAAAACGCGATTCCGGCTGGCTAATCCACAACCACGGATTAAAGCACACTGATGCCGTTATGCTTTTTGTGTGCCTTGGCGGAATCAACACCAACAAATTGCGTATCTGACGTTTGGCTAGTCCCTCGAAATGATCGCACACCGCCTCAACATGCCAACCCCCAACAAACGGTGTATTCGGCTCAATGACCGGCCAAACATTTTCAACGAATTTATGAAACCGCCTTGTTGCCAATTCCGTTTTCACCGCTTCCAGATCGTGAAGAAGCGATTTCGTGAATGCGCTCAATCTTTTCCAACTCCTCAACCGTCAAATGTGACAATCCGCCCTCTGATAATTCTTTGTCCTGCACAACCTCACCAGCCTCACCACGCGCTTGTCGCTCGACCTTCACCCCAACCTCAAGCAATCTAGACGCAGAAACCAGCGACATTTTTTCGATCTCCGAATCCTTCACGCCGTTGATTTTCCGAAACGCTTTTTCGACCAGCGCAGCAGACATCAACGCATGAAACTTGTTCATACGTGAAACCGCTTCCACCTGATCAATTCGCGCCATCCGATCTTGCTCATCAACCCACGCTTCGATACGCTCAACCCAATTCCATTTCACCGACCACCGCGCAAGAAGTTGCGCCGATTTACCCAACTCACGCGCCACTTTTTCTTGACTACGCTTCATGCCCAAATCACGATAAACACAAAACGCACCAAACGCTTTTTGGCTCTCTCCAAATTGGCGTTCCCACGGCAACCGCGTTGACGCCTCACGCGCCTCACGCGCTTTCGCCAAACGATCCACCTTTACCACATTCACCACATCCTTACTCCTTCACACCCAACAACCGCAACAACACCTGCTCACGAGCCTCACCAGCACCACACAAACCATCCAACGCTTCAACCACAACGCGATAATCACTGGAAGCAAATCGAAACACCAGCGAATCCATCACCTGACTCTCAGCGGCAGCATTGCCCACCTCGGAACCACTCGCCTCATCATCTAATTGCTCAACAGCCTTTGTTATTTTTTTCAACTCGCTAGCATAAAAAGCCCCATCGAAATCCAACCCAGCTTGCAAATCAGATTCCAGTTGAGCCAGATCCCAGCTTGCTAATTCTGACGCTCGATTGTCAAAAATTGCCAGCTTCCGTTTCTGATCTTCGGTCAAGCCCACACGCCGCACCGCGATCAATTCATGCCCATCAGCCTCAACCAATCGAACCTTTGTGATCCCAACTTCCGCAGCCGCATCCACCGTCGCATTTCCCGCAATGATCGTGTTGTTTTCATCAACCACAATCGAACGGCCAGCCCCGCACGATGACAACGAATCCGCAATCACACCAACGTTCCTCGGATTATGACAACGCCGATTTTCACTATCGTGTACCAAGTCTTTTATATGCGTGATATTGAGAGTCATAACAAATCAATAATTGGCTTTTTCTGCTAGCCCCTCCCAAACCATCAGCTCATTCAGATTTACACCATCAGCAAACACCTCGATCAACCATCGACCATACTTGCCTTGTTTTTGTTTCTCTCTAGCCCTGGATGCTTTTTTCGTAGAGTCAAACGGAGCAATGGTCGAGATGATGATTTCAGTTGCCTCAGAAATTTCTTTGTCTAGCCAATCACGCGACACAATACCCTTGGCTTTTTCCTTGCCTCTGACCTCCGGCGCATTGATCCCGTATAACCGGCCAGTGGTTGAAATTGTCAAACCAAAACCCAAATCCAACACAAGATCCATCAACGTATCACCATCATACACACGACACGACACCATCTGAAACAACCACAAACTTTCAGACTCATCTATGGATTTTATTCTTGCCATATCACCTTTTCTCAAACTTTAAACGGCTCAAAAACTCATCACGTTTCAACTTGTAACTGTTGTCGTGATCTTGCGTTGCATTTCTCATCGCTCGTTGACACTGACGACAGAGATCATGGTATCTATCGGTCGCCATTTTCCCTGATGATTTTCGCAGGAATAACGGTTTCCTTTTTCCGCATTCACGACAAATCCTCTTGCTGGATTTCATCGCGTGACCAGAGCTTGAACCTCAGCTTACCATCCGCACCAAGATCACCATCTGAAATGTGAATTGATAATCGTTTGGCATGAACGTCTGAATGGCATTGGTCACACAAAAGAATACAATTCTTTGTGTTTACCCGCTCAGGCATTGGCTTACCTCGCGTCGTGCTACGATACACAATTTCGTGCATTTGCATACGCGGCAATCCTCCACGCCCTTCAGGACTCAACCCCATCTCACGACACGCACGGCAACCCTCATCACGCAACACAACTTGATGACGGACGCTCGTTACCCACGCAGCATTATACTTTCGCTCTTTTCGCTTCTCGCTCTTTCGTGACTCTGGCTTGGGAAAGCCAACCCAATTCACCTCCACGCCTCGCCCCTTGCACAGAGGACACACCCCAGCATCAGGCACAAATCCAGCACCGTTGCACAACTCACACTCACTCGACCTTTGGCGTATTGTCATGTGGGCCTTTTTCCCGATCCTCTGAAAATCCACCACCACCGGAGATCAGCCGAACCAGATTTGCCTTGATTTCCGTGCGTTGTTTTTTCACCCCTGACGCTTGATCTTCCCAACTCTTGGTCTGCAACGATCCTTCGACGTACACCTTTGTTCCCTTTTTCAGATACTGAGCCAACGAGTCTGCCAGTTTTCCCCATAGAGCAACTCTGTGCCACTCTGTCCGCTCTTGTTTTTCACCATCTTTGTTTGTCCAACGCTCAGACGTTGCCATAGAAAAATTACAAACGGCCACACCAGCATTGGAAAAACGCAAGTCTGAATCCTGCCCCAAATTACCAACGAGAATAACCTTATTGACCATCTTTAAATATCAGCCTTTATTTTCAAAATACGCAAACCAAAAATAACCTCAAGAGCTTCTTTCGGAGTATGCACAATCGTAACTTGCCCTTTCCAGGCTTCATGCCATTTAACCTGCTGACTGTTCAATTTTCTCTGGCTCGGGTATTTCTTCCCATCCTTATATTCAAGCAAAAAATTCTTGTCACCGAAACCAACAACCCGATCAGGAAATCCAGAACCCACGGCATCAGTTTTTGCCACTGATGCGCCTGCCGCAATTAGCACAGAATCAATCGCAGAAGCGTTCGCGTCAGTCTTAGCCGCTCTTCGCATCTAGCCCCCTACGCAAAAACAGCGCAACACGCCCCGGCTCAGTAGCCATTTCCCCGCATCGAATGCAACACACACCAGCGATATACCCCACCCACGAATGCTCACACCCTTCAACCCATGAAACAATCTCTGAAGACTGATCCCCGAAATCACGAAAATTCTTTTTCATAAAAAACACTAAAACAAAAACCCATCCTTGATCTCAGTCTTCAACCGATAACGAGTCAAGCCCGTGTCACGATCATGATCAAAGCATTCCACCACATGACCAGCGTTCCGCAACTCTGAAATACGACCAGTATAATTCAATGCAATATTATTTAATTCTCTGTTCGTTGCTGGGCCTTCCTGTAAGCGTTTCAATATCGCTCCACACTGACGAGATAACCGCTCAGATTCACCGCGATGGTATCCAATATCCTCATCAGCAAATGCTTGTTTCGGATCAAACACTGGCATTCTCGACCACTTCACCAAGCCCATTCACATCATCCTTTCGCGGTATCACTTGCCTGATTTTATATTCTGCCAGTTCACCAGCTACAGCTTTCCCATGTGCGATCTTCCACAGCCCCGCCGAACTAATACCAATCCTTGACGCTAGCTCACGCCACGACAAACCATTTTCCAAACGAAAATCACGAACCTCAACAAGCAACTTCGCCGGATCTGTTCTTTCAATAATTCGCATTTTACACCTCTTCTCCAATGATAACAAATTATGAGTAAACACGCATGTCTTGCCCACCCATAAACACAACATCAGCATTTCCCGCAATCCTAGACGGCAACCGCTCATCACCCAGAAATTCCTCAAGATCACCCAGACTAAAATTGCTAGTAAATAGCGTTCTTTTTTTATGATCCAAACGCGCATCATACAATCCCTGTAAAACCCTCCTGCTAAAATCAGACCCTTTTTCAGCCCCTATATCATCAAGCCCTAACACATCGACTTTTTTATACTGTTTTAAATAATCAGAATAACCACCAGCCGTTGTCAACAATTCCCTTGCACGTTCCACCAGATCCCCCACGCGCACAAACGACACGAGAGAATTCCTTTTTGATTCATTGAGCAACGACGCCATCAACCGAGTTTTCCCAACGCCGACACCACCGCGAATGTAAAGATCGGACACCTCCCCAGAAAGCCATCTCTGTGCAGACTCAATCGATTTGTTTCTACCACCACCCTCATCAAAATTGATCATCATTGCATCTGTGTATGCCACAGGCAATCCCACAACGACCCTGGATTCATTCGCACATCCACAACGCCTAACGCCTGACACCATCACGCCATTCTTTGATCGGTACTCCACCGACTCAAAACCCGTATCCCTGCACCGCTCACACGCAACCGTTTCCTCACATAATTCACAGACAACAGCCCCGCCATAAATCTCACCCTGATATGTTCCCAACCGCCGCATCACGTCCAGTACTGGATTTTTCCATCGCTCAGCAGATACAGATCCACACACTGGACACACTTTGTATGGTGGCTTCGGACCAAGAAAACGAGAGCTTGTTTTTTTAGTTGCACCACCCTCAACCACTTGTTTCATGGCTCATCCTCATTCCGCTCGATCTTGTCGTATTTATCCGCCTCTGTAGACCTCACGTTTCCAACAACAGACACATCATAATTCCCTTCCAGGATCTTCGTAATTGAATCATCCTTTAAAACCCAATCAATCGAAGCTTTCCACCCCTTATTATTACCACCTCTTAAAAACGCAGAATTGTCAACTTTTAGAAATGCAATTTGCAACGCTTCAATACCATGTCTCTCAAGGCTCTTAATCATCAAAGCTCGTCGCTTGGGCCTTAAAACCGTGCATCGCGGAATAGGCTTATGAGTTACCCTGTTCCATAAATCTTTTACTTCATCAGCTTTCCCATGATCGGCTTGTTCTTCCGCCACTAGTACAAGATCATTTTCTGTCTTCTGATCTCTTGTTATGTCTTGTACTGTGTGTTTCGATTCTTCGTTTTTCGACGGAGAAAAATTTTCGTTGTTCGCCCTGTTGCGTATTAACTTTTTCGTGTACTCAGACGCTCGACTTTTCATCCCAGGAAACAATAACTCCACACGCTCATTCCACGATTCGGCATCAACACACTTCGCATCGATACAGACCTTGATCAATTTCGTAAACTTTTCCAGCTCTAACCCAGACGCATCAACCAAATCCTCAAGCGGTATCGGATCACCGTCAGAATCCACACACCGCCCAGGATCACCGCGTCCATATTGCGCTGCAAAACACCACAACCGAACCAACGCACCGAACCCCTCATTTCCACATTGCCTGATAACGCGCCTGATTGTTGGGTGCGTCGTACAATCGGAATCCATCCGAAACCATTTCACCGTTTCACCTCATAATCCATCGCTTGAATCCTTGCCTTTTCTTTTCTTTACATAATACCATCAAACGATCTTTCAATCCATCATATTCCTTTGAAAATCTATCACTCAAATTCACCCATGCACGGAGATTCGTAGCAGACAATTCAACACCGCTGTTCTCAATCCCGTACTCGGCAAACACACGAAACACATCATCGGCTGAATAGCTTTTTCTGGTAAATGGACGATAGCCAAACCCGATCCCATGATGCTCCACATCCCCATGCACGCCACACCATGCCTGCATTGCTTCACGTCTCGCCTTCACCGACTTCTCCAACACGATCAATTCATCGGCCATCGCTTTGGCTTGCTCGTCTGTTTTGATTCGCTGCACATCTAACGACGCATGATCTTTGATGCTGCAATCAAGTTTGCAAAAACCGCAATGCGTTCCAGGTACTTCCGGCCAGCGTCCAGACGCACGATGCTGCTTGATTATTTCAATCCGAGATTGCGCCACAACTGACAACGCCTCGGCTTCTTCAGCAGTCCACACCGCAGTTGCAGACGTTCCCAACCGAGGATATACAAAAGTAAATCTGTATTTCTCAAACCCTTTCCACCTCCTCGACGCCTGCCACACATACACCTGAGCCTGGAATTGACTTTTCACGTCTTTGTCATCAAGCCCGATCCAATATGTTTTCCAGTCAATTTGCTCCAATTCTCCATCTCTCGCATACACAAGATCCGGCGTCCACTCAACTTGCTCATCCTCCAATCGTTGAGTTTCTTCGGCCATTAAAAACGCATCGCGATCAAGCTCAAAAGTTAACGCCCACCGTTCAACCAAATCCATCACCTCGTTAATTAAATCTGGAGGCAAATCCAACGCCGGAATGGTTGCATTCACAGCCCGTAATAACTCCTCGTGATCTGCTGTTAATCGCAACTGATGCAAACGTTTTATGTACACCTCGGCAATCGCATGAAACGCAATCCCGCGCAACGCGGCATCACTCGTCTCATCTGGAGGATGCTCCGATTCATACAACTCAAAATACCGCTTTGGACACTCAACCGCTTCCAGCGCAGACCTACGAAACGCCATCATCACACCTCACTAGTGTGTCTGTTCCCGGCTCAAGCAAAAACCCAACAGCCATCAACATTCGACCGTCAGCACAAGGCACCAATTCGACCGCACCGAATCGTTCCCCACTCTCAAACAAATCAACAAACATCCGATCTTGCTCTACAACCTCAACAAACTCACCTGCTCGATCTGTCCGCACTTCGTTTTTAGACAATCGCCTATTAACGAGAATGCAAGAAAGATCATCATCATGATCATTTATCTCCCTGACATGCCGATCAATCCTCTCAAGATCGTTGGGTAGCAACATCCCAAAACACAAATGAGAGCCATGCACATTCCACGGTTTTTTCGGCAAACCATTCTCGAAATAAAATCCACCCTCACTCGCTCTCGCTTCTTTCATCTTTTTTTCTCTTGATGTTGTTCTTTGCTGCGAATTCATCGCGCAACCACTCAACCAAATCAGCCTCCCGCCCTCTATACTCCGCGAGCTTGACCGCTTGCTCAGCAGACGTCAGCCCCACCGATCCAAATCCCTCACTCACTTGATATGCGAGATCAGGATCTGTGTTTTGCAACGCGATCAGCCCAGAATCATCATCGGATTTCCTGGTTGTAATCGCATCAAGATCCCCGTCATCATCTCCCATTTCTTCAGATGTCATCAGCCCACGCAACACATCGCCAAACTCATCGCGCAACGCAAATCCCATCGCTCTTGCTGTATACATGCGCTGAGGATACGCAGTGTACATTTTTCTCGTTACGACACCAGCAGCCACGGCATCAGCCTCATCAAATGTATACGTTGCCTCATCGCGTCCAACACGCCGCACGGTCACAGTGGCTTTTTTGGCCTCCTTGTCATACTCAACGACGCACTTTTCCATCAACCCAGACGCATCCACAAGGCTTCGCATTGTGGATACATACATCGTCACCTTGCCTTGCAAAATAATCAGCCCTGTTAACGCCTGCATCGGACCAAGCCCTAGCTCAGCGCCATACATCACAGCCGCTAGCACTTCCGCTGGATTCCCGCGATAGTAATCAGGGACAAATGATGTCTTTGCAATCCGCTCCGAAAACGCAACCGCATCTTGATACGTTTCCGGCGCAAGTGACAACCGTGATTTCTGTTTTCTCATAACCATTTCCCTTTCAACGAGCCTCTGTATGCCACAGAGACTCGCTCGATCTTTCCGGACTAGTTACCAAGATAGTTATCCCAACGATATTGCGATTCAACCTCATCAGACACATTCCAATTTCGAGCAAGCTTCACAAGCTCTATAGCAGCCAAAACACTCTCATCCGAATACGATTCAATCGCACTTGCGATGAAATCTTTTTTTCGCTCATATCGCACATCCTCAACCGTGTCGCAGTATCCAAAATAATCCTCAAAATAAGTGTTCACCGCGTCGTTGATGTTGTCTTGTTTCTTAATCATGTGAAGATTCTATCAGTGGTATTCACCGGCGTCAAGCAAAAAAAACGCCTATTCTAAATTATTTTTCCAATGTCCAGTTTCCGAGTATTCCCGCGACCAGACAGATTCAATCCTGACTCGCTCACGGTATCGATCAGCCGCACTCAAATGCCACCATCGCTCCAGACGCATCAACCAAAAAAATGCACCAGTTGATTCGTACCGATCCATGATCCACGAAACCAGTTTTTCAAAATTCATCATTACTTGCCCACTCCCACACGATCCATCCCACCACAGCCACCACAGCCGCACATCGCCACGCTAATCCAATCTCCAAATCAGTCATCCAAATCCCCAGCCAAGGATCGCAACTCACTTCTCGTCATTTTCACAATCCGCTCATCGAATTCAACGCCAACCCATTGGCAAAACAACTTTAGAGATTTATATTTCTCCTCCACCTGTATAGCCAAACGAAAAACATCTTGCCGAAACATCGATCCATCATAATAAGAGGCACAACCGTTTGCTGTCGTATGTGCAATTTCTTCCTCCAATGATATTTTTTCACGCCTCATCGCATCGATGTAAATCTCTCGCGTCACCTGCAAGTCGTACAGCCTCGCCCACACTTCAGCACGTACACGATAATCTGACCCAGTTTGTACACACTCATCCAATTCACGCGGAAATCTAAGCATCCCAGACATGAAATCAACCTATCTCAAATAAAGTTGGTGAACGAACGAGAGCTTACCACTTGCGACAAGCCCCAATGATTTTCGCTTTTGCTGCCACGCCATTTCCCGCTGATGGAAAATCCACGATTCCTTCTCACCGATTACCGCTACCGCTTCCGCTCGATCCATCCCATTTTGCACTTTTGTCCAGATCACTTCATGCCACTTTTGCGACATCTCTTCGTGACTCAATCTCTGATTTCCGATTCTTAAAACTTGATCCATATCAGCCCCCATGCAAGAGATACATACCGCGATTCTTGCGGTATGTATCTCGCGTAGTTTTTATCCGAACTGCACAACACGATGAGTTTGTGAATCCATCCAGCCATGCACACGCTGAACCTCACTGCCCAACACCAGCAGATCGAAATACCGCAGATCCGACGAATCCTGCATCATGGGTAAATGCAGCTTGACATGCTTGGATACATCTCCGCGCAAACACTGGCCTTGCACACCGCCGCAATCCTGGCAACGACCAACGGAACCAGAAACGAATTCGACCGCGCCGTTACATGCTGTGCAAGTTTCCATTTGCTTACTCCTTTATTGAAGTTGACGAGCTTAACTATGTGTAAATACTAACAGCAACATTCAGGGTAGTCAAGAAAAAAATGCGCCATCTTAAAAAAAAGACAGCGCATTGTTTCGGACTAATCATCACTCGAAACGATGCAGACGTTCAGCCAGTGTTTCATTGTATACATCTGCATCGTTTTGCACGAACACATAATGCGCCCCGTACCGCACACCGTTTGAGGCTGGACGAAATACCGTGCTATCAGTCATTCCATCAAAATCCACAGCCTGAAAAGTATCGGCAACCTCACGAACCGCAGCGGTATCAACAGACGCATCATCAAAACTCACGTTCACGCTCGATCCTCCAGCATACCGACTAGAACGCACCGAAAACCTGACACCTGGAAAATTCTGTCGCAGTGCGGTTCGCAGGAGTCTCGCAGTAGAAACCACATCCACATAATCCGCTGAAGGCTCATACGATTCAAAAGTTGTCGCGTTCATTTCGTTGGCTCCTTTGTTGTTTCGTTCACTCACAATATGTTTATAGTATCAACGCCGTTCAGCAGTGTCAAGAAAAAAAATGCGTCATCCAAAAAAAACAACAACGCACATCTTACCGCTCAGCCTCGATCACATCCCATACTGGATCGATCACTTGCACTTTCGCATAACCAGCATTGAGATGAGCCATCGCAAACGCACGCGGAACCAACCGCTCCAACATCGTTCTGCATTCCCACGTTCGCAAAATCACCATCTCGCTATCACTAATGATCGTCGCGTTTCCTTGTGTCTTAATCATGGTTACATTCTACCAGCGAGATTCACCGCACGTCAAGAAAAAAATACACCGTCTTGAAAATTATTCACAGTCGATATCACCAGAACACGAGATCCCATCCTCATCCGTTACATGCTCAAGATCGAAGCGATCATGTAAATCATCCAACACCTCATCAAGCTCTTCCTCTGGTGGATCTAGGCTCATTGGATTGTAATGGACTGTTGGCAAATACGCATATAACGCATAATCGCAATTTGGACATTTCAACCGCGCCTTATGCCCACCATCCAACTCAATATATACAGGATTTCTTGTTGGCATTTTACATCCGATCTTTCAGCGCATCGACAGACAAAACAGCACCGAACGCAGACGGATTCTGCTCATCCTCATCAATGCTCGTTTCATCCCAATGCTCAACACGCTCAGTCCCAACATCAGCCATAAAATCACGAAACGGTTTGTCCTCAAAATCCGCAAACGCCCAAGCCCCAACCACAACATCAATCCACATCGCATCACGTCCTGCAAACGGTTTACCCTCAAGCCACGATGTCTCAAAAACAAACGATCCATTGTTTTTCTGTACTGGCTTCAACCGCTGCTCAATCAGTAACACAAACTTGCTTGCATTCGTTTCACGAATCTCCAAACGCTTTCTTGATGCTTTCATTTTTTTTGCTCCTAATCTGAATTTCTGAGATCCTAGCCAAGAACCTTGAAATCCTCCAGAAGTGGATCGAACGTTCCCGCTAAAATATCCAGACCCTGAAGATTTCGCGTCACCGCTGTCAACCGCTCACTCTGTGCAGACAATTCCTTGATCGCGTCAGCCTCTAGCATAGAATCCATAGCCTCAAAATCAAGAAACGGTTTCTCTGGGTTATCCGTTGTATTCTCAATCAACTCTTTAATCGCAAAATCCAAACACTCAATCTGGATCTTCAATGCGCTGATCGCGTAATTGCGCCGACGTTGAGCTATTCGCAAGTCTGAGTTTTTATCTTGGTTCTTAATCATGATTACATTCTACCTGGAAAATTTACTCAACACAAGAAAAAAATACGGATTATTTTTTGCACGCCCTCACAAACGCTTGAGCGTCTGATCTGCTGTTGAAATAATCAAGAACCTCATAGGCAGGAGATCCCCAAACTTGATCCTCGTCATAGTAACGCCAAATCTTCACACGCCCAGCACCCCAAGATTCACGATCTGAGAAGCGCACAACCACGTAATATTTTTGCTTCATCGATTTTTCCATTTTGCTTGCTCCTTTGTTGTTCCGTTCGCTCACAATGTAAGCATTGTATCAACGCCATTCATTAGGTGTCAAGAAAAAAAACAGCCGCTACCAAAAAAAACTGATAGCGACTGCCAGAAGGAAAAATCACGCTGCGTCAAATGCTCTCGATGGACGGTCCACAACCATCGTATCAAGCTTCGTTTTTAGCTCACCAAACTTTGTTCGCACGGCATCACGCATGGCATCATCGGTTCTCAGCAATGACGGCTCCACACCAACCATCGCCTCTTGTGCATCAGACACCAGCCCTTGCAACTCCGCATCGTCAGCAATATTCCGATTCGCAAATGTTGTCAAAAAACCATCGAGCTTTTCAAACATCGAAACGTGAAAGCTTTTTTTCTTCCCGCTATCATCAGACATCAACCGCGCCTGAATGTGTGTGACCATTTCAAGCATAGTCGCTCGCAACAGCTTCCTGCATTCTTCAAGCGCATTTGTCCAGACCTGATCAGCCTTCTCACGCTCACGCGCAAAAATATCAGCCTTGATACTTTTTAGATTTTCCGGCGTGCCAAATTCGATATAGTGACTTTCCAGACCGAACGATCCACGCACCTTTTCAATCGGCGGATAATCCGACTCGGAAAACAGCGATCCAAGCTTCTGGCGAGCCTCTGTGCATCGCTGCTCATATACGCTCAAAAACTCGTCAACAAGCACAGCACGATCAGATCGGAATTTCTCAAACTCCGCATCCACCTCTTCAATCAGCGTCACCGGCAAAAGCCACACACCAGCCTTGAAAAACGACGGCAGGCAACGCGATGTCAAAAACTTCCGCAGCTTATTATCAAGCGTTTGCACTCGCTTCAGCTCATCGCTTTCTAGGATCGCTTTCGAGACATACAGCATTGATTTGTCTGCATCCGTCCCAACGTCAGCAGTACTCACCTTGCGCCGCACACCGAGCCTCTTTGACTCAACCACAAACCCAACCGCCTTTTCAAAAACCGCCTTTGCTTCTGACATAATGATCTCCTTTGAAAGTTATAAAGTATTTTTTTATAATATCACGCCAAGACAAAAACACAACAATAAAAATCAGATTTCAAATTTGTCATGCAGCCATACACGTTCAGCCGCCAGCGCATCCTTTCGCAATCGGTACGGACCTAAGATCGGTCCCTCGCTCAAATCCATATCAGCAATCCACTGCCCACGTACCGGTTCCACACTCGACGCACGCTCAGTATGCAGATCAGCAACCTCATCACCGATTAACTGCACATCCTCATCAAGCACAGATTCGGCATCCTCATACGCATACGCAATACCCTCACCGACAAACACAAACCTCACAAAATCCATCAATACATCCTTGTCTGTTTTTGCGATTCTCGCTGCTCGACCATTCCGTACTCACGTTTTTTTTCGCGCAACGCATCACCATCAAACCCAAGCTCACACTCAAGATCCCGCGTCAGTGCAAGACATGATCTTCCGGACGCACCATGCACCTCCACAACAGGATCAGCCTCATCCGAAAACGTGACAGTGATCAATTTTTCGCCCATACGCGCACCTCACGTTTTCCGCTCCTGGTTCGACCATCCTCTACGCGATACCCTTTTTTTCTATACGTTCTAATCGTAGCCTGAACACCGGTTTCCTCTTTCAGCTGCACCAACCCAACCCCAAACGCCTTTTCAAGCCTGCCGCCATGCACGCCATACGCATCATATACAGCCTCGTACCCACGACCATCATGATGCCGAACTAACCCGATTTCATAGTCTCTTTTTGTGGCATCATCCAACACAATCGCATGCTCGCATCGTCCAAACTTCAACGGATCGAATCCACGGGTGATCGCAGCACGATCACTTTCCCAATCATTTAGAAACTTTCCATACCAATTGTGAGTCTCTTGGTTTCTGACTAAACGCCCACCAAGCTTTTTCGCGGCAATCTCAACATCAGCCAAATTCATAATTCGCATTTTTCCAGTTGTTACATGGCTCATGATTTCTCCTCATCAATGCAAAATTTGATCGTCATCATTTTCCGGATCGTCCCATCCCGCATCCATCGCAACACACATCACCTCACCAGGAAGCACCTGGAAAATTTCACACTCATCCTCAGTGCCTTGATCAATTACCGAAAAAATGATCGCCATTTTCGCCTTACCGCGAAACCCAAACACCACTTCGTGTTCTTCTCCCGACTCGAATCCCGGTGGCATATATCGCAATGTTTTTTCCAGCACGCGATCCAGATACGACCGAGCAAACCCCAATCGCCTCAATGACACCTCAGTTTCAATTTCAACACTCATTTAGATCACCCCAAGCACAAAGCCATCAAAATCCAACACTTCAACAAATCCCATCAACGCGCCACGGGATAATTCGGCAACGTCAACACAAAACTCGACTAAAAAATCTACTCATGCTCACTCCCTAGACGCTTATCGCAATCGCGGCAAATCCACGAATCAGCACTTTTCAAAACCGCTGTACACAACGTGCAACGACGGATCTTTTTCGCGTCCATATCAGGCATCACCTAAATCCAAATACACACCAGAGGCTGATGCGTTTTTATGCGTGCCAGTCGCAATCGAACGACGCCTCGCAATGGATGCCGCATCAGACATCTTGATCGGTACCACTTCCTTGACCGCCTCCAGTAATGAAATATTCAATCGATGCGCGATCCAGCACACATTTCTAATTTCCGCACCAGTTAAATCCTGACAACGATCCACAAATCTATCAAGCGTTGATGTGTCTTGGATCGTCGCCGTAATAGGTAATTGATTATATTTTTCTAGATACATCCTACACAAAGAAACACGCTCAGCATCAGTCGGCAAATCATAAAACCACACACCATCAACAAAACGCCTTTTTAACTCTGGAGGTACACTCTGCAACTCATTGCACGTTGCCATGACATAGACACGATCACCGCCAATAGCCTTAATCGTTTTCATGGCTCGACGAATTTTTTGTTCAGACTCACCAACGAATTTGCTCCGCGTTGCACCCAGATCCAGCACGAGCGTTTGCACTCCAAAAGTTTTTCCGACCGCACGAGTTAAAAGCGTTTTGCTGCAACCCGGATGACCATACGCGATTTGACCAGACCACCCATTATCCTCCATCTCAGTTAGCAAAACTTGCAACTCATCTTTTCCTGTTGCGCTGCCGTGATACCCGTCTTCATTCCCGCTTATTTTTTTCTCAAGCTCATCGATACGCACCACAACCGCTGGTTTTTCTGGACCTGTAAAAAGTTGTGTGAGAAATGTTTTTGCATGACTCAACCCACACACATCATGAAACGTGCAATCGCTCTCATCTACAGACAACCCAGGAACCGCGTTGATATAGGCAGACCGACGCTCAGACAATGACGCGGAATCCAAAGCTAGATGCTCATCCAGCGTCATCGCAACAGCCTGCTCAGCCTCAAAACCAGACAGACCACGCAGCGCGGACACGCCATCAGCAATCGATCCTTCATCTGGACTATCCATCTTGCGAGACGCTTGCACGCACAACACCATCTCATCAATAATCCCAGCCAACTCAAAATCATTCGGCAGCGGTTGATCCAGCACCATCACATCATGAGCTAACCCACTCGGAATTTCCAACGACGCATCAAGAAAAATCAACGTCTTCTGATCTGCCTTTAGGCGATCTCTACAATTCGCGATAGCTTGCACCGCTACCGGATCACGCAGACACTCATCCGCTCCAAACACGAGCAACACAGATCGAGGATGTTTCAGCCCGAAATCCCATTTTCGAGCTTGACGATGCTGCTTTGCGCCAGAAAAATTCGCAAGAAAATCCACCAGCCCATGCACTCCAGCAAAATCATCAGATTCAACCTCTGACCATTGGGAAATAATCTCTCTAGCAGATTTCGTGGCTGGCCTCAGACCATCAGCCAGATTCCACGTATACACCGGATCGTGTCGATCTGTGCTTGTTGTTAACCCTCCAATAATCTGCCTAACCGTTTCCGGCTGATCTGGTGTAGTCACACCGATGATCGGTGTTGAGACGCGACGTGCAGCATTTACAATTTCGCTAATCGATCTTTTCATCCTCTCGATCTCCTTTCATCTTCGCGCCATCCCCAACCATCCTCTTTCAACTTATACATTGTCACTCTCACGGTATGCGGAGAAATTCCAAGCACATCACCAATCGCTTTCGCTGTGCCTGCACCAAGGCAAAATCGCACAATTTCTTCTTGCCGCTGTGTGAGCTTTTTTTCTCTCCCCTGGATGTCAGTCCAGCCTTTTTCATTTTCCGCCAGAACCGCCTTCGCCCAACGTTGACGCCGAATCAGCACCACTGACATTCCACGATCTTTTATGTACGTATCCTCAACTACAGATTTACGACTGTCAAGATCCACCGAAAGAGGCATGTCTGTGTTGTTGTTTGTCTTAATCATGTATAGATAGTATCAACGAGATTCACTAGTGTCAACCATTAAAAACGACCATCACAAAAAAAAGGCTGGCAGTGATGCCAGCCTTAACCCCAGCATATAAAAAAATCAGTAAACGTAAACACCACTCTGGCAAGCTTCAATGGTAGGAAAACGACCAGCTGAATGGTCTGTGATTATCGCCACTGGTGCAAATCTGCCTTGCTCAGTCACTGATACCATCCACGTTGCGATCCTCGCTCCATCCTCGCCCCACACTCCATTACCCTCAACGCGCATCCCAGCCAATTCAGAAAATTTAACCAATGCCTTGATTGCGTTGTTTTGCGTTTTGTAGCCTTTGTGGCTGGGCGTCGTCTGGTGCGGGTTGCTCGCTGTCATGTTGTTTTCTCCTTTGTCGTTTGCCTTAATCATGTATAGATAGTATCAACGAGATTCACCCGAGTCAAGAAAAAAAATGGCCGCCTCAGAAAAAAAACTTTTCTGCAACTTCGGCATTTTCACCCTCGCTATAGTCAACTATGCTTACACCTCTCACCGGACAAAACCCAATGTCCGACGCAACCACCCGATCAAAAACACCATCTGATCTGGATGACTCTTCACAAATTCAGCCAATCGCAATGACCGCACCCTTGCCAGTGAATTGCTCGATTCTCTATATCCTGTCGCTTGTATCGCATCCAAGGTATTTGGACCGATCAACCCATCCACATCAGTATCAACCGCACGCTGCAAATCCTTCACCGCCAGAAACGGACCACTCATTACAGAATCGTCGATCACCTGAGCCTGTAGCTCTGGATCTGGTATTTTCTGTATCCCATTTGTCTCCACGTAACGCCGACGATAGATCGTGAGAGCCTCATTTTTCGTCAAGGCTTTTAGATCGTTTTTAGACGCTGGTCTACGCCTCCACGATGAGAGCGTTGCCAAGGTGATCCCGCCCTTCGTCGGACCACCGCGATCCTTTGGATGCTCGGTATATTCCGGCCAACCTTCACGCTGTAAAATATCAGCCAAGACCTTATCGATTGCACCCATACCAGAACCCTCACCTAAATCAACGGCAGTGACAACCGCGTGCCAATCACGACCTCGGCTTTGCTCCACCGGACATCTCCCACGCTACACCTTCCCTGATCAGCATCTCACCAAAACGCTTCGCCTGCTCAAACGTTCTTGGTCGAGACGTGAAACCCTTTCCCGGACCAATCGAGCATTCAAAAATCCCCACCGAATGACGCCCGATCCGACCATCTTTTTCGTACCGCTTCATCCTCAAATCATGCACTCGATAAAACCCCAACACCCCATCGTACTCATGCCCACCCGCCTCATACCTACCGCGAATGTTCCAGTCAAACGGAGCCTGCAACGCGGACACGGTAGCATCTAAACCGTCCACATCGCTCACCGGAATACCCTCACCGGCTCGCTCATGTACGGCAACCGCCGTTCGATCTGGATCTGTCTTGCGTCTAATGGCAGAGAAAATATCATGCCGTTCCTGCAAACTGTCAGATTGATAAATATCCCCAACCTCACGGAATGGCGTCATGTGCGAACACAGATCCCCAAACGTTTCAGCAGACTCTTCCAGAAACGGAATCAATCGCTTGTGAGAACCGCCAAGCTCTTGCAAGAAATATTCTTGCGAGCATAAATACGCCCACGGGCTTTTTCCAATTTCGATAATATGCTTTAACCGTTTCCGCACATGAGCAATTGTCTCTTTTGATCCCAGAGCATGAAACGGTTGCTCACCTAATGCTGGCCTTGTCCCTGTACTTAAATCAATCACCACATGTGTTGATTCACGCTGTTCCGGTGATCGCAAATATCGCTCAACCTGCTCATCACCAAGCTTCATCGCCTGACAAGCAAACAACCAGAATGGACCGTACAAATACGCCCCCCGTGGCTTTTCCCATCCATACGGCAAGCCAACCGATGATTGTTCTGGTGCTGGTGCTGGATCAACCTCTTGCTGTCCCTGCACGCTTCTGATCCATTGCTCCAGCTCACCATGCGTTGCACCATTATCCGCTCGTAAAATCACCTCTGCCAATAGCTGTAATTCTTCGTGATTTCGCAGAAACCCAGCATCAAAACAACCATCTTTCGCTGATGGTCTTGGGCCAAGCCACTCATGGTGTGGACATAACCGCATCGACAAATCAGCCGCCCAACGAATCCATTCCTTCAACCGCAAAATATCATCAGTCGAAATCGGCTTGTCATTGCTCATCGACGATCCTTACCTATGCACGCACACGATCATTGACGGAAATGGCGCACCCGCATTCGCACCAGCAAACCGCACACGACCACGGATAAATTCGATACTGATTCCACGCCGCGGTTTATTCACACACCACAAATGATCGTGAAACCAACTTACATCTGTTCTGGATGGCAGCAAGAAAATACCGCCTCGTTCCCGCACACCCTTTTCAACCCAATGCTTAATTTCTCGCCCATAGGGAGGATTGCAAAACCACCACTCACCAGACCTTGACCACACTTGCGACAAGCCATCATCGGATTCATTAAAAAAATCCAAACACTTCGCATTCGATGCAGACGCGCAAACATCCAATGTAATTTTTTGTCCGTATCTGCGCCAAACATCTTTCGCGATTACATCAAATAAATGCTGTGGCGTTGCCCAATCGGAACGCTTAGACCGCGGAATATACCCACCCATCATCGCACTCTTGCCGTTTCAATCACTGCGCGTGAATCTTCAGAATACGTCTCAAACTCCTGAACGAATTTCGCGAACGCTGGCGGTTTCTTTGCCCCCTTGCCGCATAACGCGCACCCACGACAATTGCCGTTTTTGGTATGCTCGATATTCCACCCGTACGTGAATGCTCTTGCCCTCACACCCTGATACGGATTCATCCACCACTCGATACCTTTTTTCGCCGCTCTTAATCCGTTCCGATAGGCTGATCGAAAATTCTCCGATCCACTTGCATGGCCTTCATCCTTCATTCCAACCAGCTTTCCACGACGCGCCACGCTTCCCAAAGTACGGATTCATCCATACCGGTTGCCCTTTGGCTTTCGCAATCTTGCCTTGCTCACGCGCCATCACAACGTTTTTCTGGTGCTGCACATTTCGATGCTTTTGATCCCCGCCCACGTTGATCAAATCATCATCGTACTGACAATACGTATTCGCTGACGCCTTCACCCTCATTCACTACCACCAGACCCAGGAAAACACCCAGCGCGATCCACCGGAGTATCAGCCGTATTCACACAAAGCTGCTGAATAATTTGCGTCAACGCTCGCATCTCTCTCGCGTGTTCTTCCTCGTGCAATTCTAGGCTCCCCATCATCCCAACAGACAGCACATACACCAAATACATGGCAATCGCAGAAGGCACGCCCACCAGTGAAATAAACCTTGCCCACGGTGGCAAACTGCCATTCATCCCATTTGCCATAGCTCTACTCTACTACTGGCCCCGCCTGCATAGGTCTGTTTTCAGCTTCTTTGATATACGCTGCCCGCGCCTCATCATCCCACGCGGCATTTGCGATGCCTCTTATGTACTCGCCTTCATCCTCCAGCGGATTCGGAACCCACTCACCATCCCGCATCACACATGGCGTTTCAACTCGTCGATGGAATTTTTGGCTGATTACCTCGCCATCCTCCAAGACTTCAGTAAGCTCACGTATCTGCAAGGACCGTGCAGCTCCGATAAATTCAATCTTGTCCTCACTTATTCGCTTTTCAAGTGCCATATGTGCCCTACCTATGAATTCGTATAATACGTAAAGCTCGCCCAAAGATATCGTCCATCCCCACTCGTGTCGGTGATGTTGTTTAACGACCATGCAACATCATCACCGATTGAATAGACCCTGAAATGATCACTGTTGCAGTAGACAATCGAGTATGTGCAATTCGTTGAAATATTCATCAAGTTCATCATCGGTGCGCCGCCGACGTCCGCTAGATTGCATGTAAATGGCACCGTGATAGACAGATGCCCCGTCGCATTTGTCGGAACCGTGAAATCGTCGAATCGAAAATGCACAAAGACAAGACGGCCAATTTTGCAGTAATTCCCCGTCGTTCCAGTGATCCGATAGGTGCTGTCTCCAGTGTTTCCTGTCGTGGCCCCATAGAGGTATGGGGTATAGGTGCCTTCTTCGTAGTCGTCGAGGTAATTCGAGCCAGCATCGAACGAGACACCCGATGTCCCGAGGCGTAGACGCTCAGATGTCCCGTCTGCATTAAATAGGCGAATGTTATCAGGTGTCGAGGCGCGATAATCAGTCGCCCCGTTGTACCAGGTCCGCCTGATCCAGTCAGTTGTCGTGCCACCAGTTGGAGTCGGAATCTGAATCAATGACTCGCTGCTGTCGTCAACAACCTGTATCTTCCACTCTTTGGTATTTGTCGTCTCTTTTAGTGACAGATATGGGTCCGCCCCTTCGATCCGCAGAGCCGCTGTTGAATCATACCCATACAGCCCACTACCAGGTGTCACTGCGGAGGTGCCGTTGCCCATGAGGATGGCATTATCCGTCAGATTCAGCCCACCCACAAACGTATGGATCGCAGAAATATTTTCTTTAATTTCCTGATTCATATAGGAGGCAGTTACCAACTCACCAACAGCCCATGTCCTAGGTGTCTGATACGCCACTTGCTTTCTCCTCCAGCTCTGTGACCTTTTCCAGCAAGGTCCGAATCAGTACGCCTTGACGGTGAATCGTGACTTGATTATCACCGATCATTTTCATCAAATCGTCCACCGACACATCTGGCAATTGTGCTTGATCCATTCGTAATGCCTCCTTTGGTTACCATCCAAGAATAGTAGATTCTTCCAGCTCCGAAAACCCTTCAACCTCCAGTTTCCACATGTCCGCCGTAGTCCCTGGAGCCAAATAAAACCGGGCCTTGATCATCCCTCCATCGCTCAGGCTTAACCCGATCCGCTGGATCACCATGTTCGATCCAGCCGCCCCAGTCGCCGTCTCCGTCACCGCGATCACGTCAGCCGGTTCCCGCTCTAGTGCCTGCGTAAGCAAATCCGCAGAATCATTTCCGAGAAATTCCACCGACTCCAGCATAGCGACCGTGCGAGCGTTCCACCGCTCCTCGACCGTCAGCGCGTACGACTGCGCCACCGTCGCGGAATCCTGATATTTCAAATTGATATCAAGCACACGATCCCCGTATGCCGTTGTGGACTGTGCTTCCATCGCCTGCTCAGAACGCTGATAGACGCCCTTTCCACGCACCTGCAACAATGGCGTAGCCCCAGCATTTAATCCCGCCACTTGAGCAAGATACAAATCCGTAGCTGATGAACTCACAAACGTAACTTTGGCCTGGGTTGCATACGCGACCGTAGTGGCTGCAATTGATCCCGTGCCTTCGGTCCCGGTCCCGTTCTTATTCGGAAACGCTCGGTAATCCGTGGTGGCTGCCACGCTCACCACATCTTTTCCACCAATCAACTCCAGCGTCTGATCGGCATTTCGGTACGTGAGCCACACCACGACCGTTTCACCGGCTGGAATTAATAGCGGATCGCCGTCCCACGCATAAATCACGACCGCACTAGCATCCACATGGCGAGGATTCAGCGTGACCCGAACGTGGTTCACCAGCTCTTCGATACTTGCATTCGTCGCCATTGCCAGCATCGAATTGTTAAACGTAAATACCGGATTTGCTGATGAGCGGTTCTGCCGATTTTTAAAAACAAACGTACTGTCACCACGGCAAAAGACAAACCCGAACGCCGCGGTTGCGGCATCCTTCACCATCGCTAACGCATTCCGCCCCCGCCCGATATCATCAAACGCATAGGGAAAAGTATCGATCCCGGCATCCATCACGCGATACTCAGAACTGGTTTGCGTCGATGTGGGTAAATAATCCAGCACGGCAGAAATCAGTTCCGCCTCTGTCTTGTCCTCCTGCAACGCAATATCCCGCACGTTGACTTGCGACAGCGTGTACATGGCATCCATCGAGATCACATTAACGTACCGCGAGCCATACGCCCCCGGCTCAGGATCGGCTGAAAATAGCCACCCGTTATGCCTACAGTACGCCTTGCGTACCAGGATCGTGCCTGTCGGCGTGGACCCTGGATCTGCGGATAACTTGTAGGTGATTTGTGTAGCTGTGATCGCCGTGATCCGGTGGTGCCCGTTATAGACCGCTTGCGCTGCGCCGGAAATCGTCACCCAGTCACCGACCGCATACGCATGACCTGAAATCGTGACCGTGACATCCACGCCAGATCGACTGATCGCCGACGCTGACGCTGCGCTGTCTGTGGCCCGATGCAGGATCACCCGCACCCGCGCACCGAGATCCCACCCCGTGGCTACACTGGAATGATGGAAACTATACTCCCAGCCTCGCACCGTAAACGCACACTCACCAACCCCCGCGACGATATCCAGCGGCTGATCCCCGCTGATCCCATACTCGATTTCGATCCCCTCACCTGACAGCACATCGCCGGAAATATCCGACCATGTATCAGTGGCAGATTCGTAAAGTACAGAAACCTCAGCCGCGACACCCATTAATTAAATGCGCCTTCCTCGCGGAATTTCTGCGTCAGTTGCTGTGCCATTTTTCTTGGGGCTTCACGACCTTGTGTGACTAACTGCCCGATCCGATAACTGATCTCATCCAACTTTTTGGCCTCGGGAGACGCGCCACCCGCACCCGCCCCGCTCTGCCGGAACGATAGCCCCATTTGATGATCACTCCCAGGCCAATCTGGATCTCGTGTCGGATCATCCACGTTCCAATCAATCCGGATGGGCGGAACGGTCGGCACATCGACATTCACAGCGACATCCACAGAATCTGGAATCTGATCGACCGCTGTGACCACATCCCCAATCGGCGTCAGGGTGTCAATAAAGGTCTGGATCAGATTCCGGATCTCACCCATCACATCAACCAATTGTTCCGACATCGGCTTGGCAAAATCGATCTCACTCAAATCCTCAATTTTCAATCCATTTTCATCCACTAACCTGCCCTGCTCAATCATGTGACCTATGATCGGTTTCATATCCGCAGGGATTTTTGTGCCAGCCCACCGCGCATCGCGCACCATCGCATGGATCGCTGGACCTTGAGCAAGGATCACATCCTCCATGCTCATCCCCGATGCGATGAGCAGATCGAAATCCGTTTTGATCTGGGCAGCGCGTTCAGAAATTCTCGCCTCCTGAAACGCTGGTCCCAAATCGCTCAACTGAATCCCGTACCGCTCCGCTGCCGCTTCCATCGCTTTGGTATCCAGCTTCGTCGCGCCAGCCATCAGCATAAATCGCGTCTTCTGCTCATCCGTAATCACGCCCAAATGAATCAGCGTGTCGAGTAGTGGCCCAAGCCCCTCCACCGTGACATCATCAAGCCCCTCCTGGATCGTTGTCAGCACTCCCGGCAAATCCGTCCCCAGTGCCTGATTGACAAGATCCTCCCCAACCACCTCGATGATGCGATTCATGTTCAATCCGAATTCATCAGCCAACCGTATCAATTCAAAAAATGCCTCCTGACCCTCTAACCCCGCCTGATCAAATGTCAGCGCCAAATCCCCCAGGACTGGCAGCAATCCTCGCAACGCTTCATCCGCGTCCAGCTTGCCCTGCTCCATAGCAGCAAAGGTGTCCCGCGCCGCTCCTGCTACTTTTCCGAAGCCCACTGCCATGACACCACCAGCTTCATCAATCACAGTTTTCAACGACATCAGCAAGCCAGCGAAATCATCCCCAACTTTGATCGCCATTTCCTCAGCTGCTCGTGCGGCTGTATCTGTCAGCACGATCCCCCACATCCGCTCAGCCGTCAGCTTTAAATTTTGCCTCGTATCCCTCCCAAACAACCCAGCAACCAACTTTCCAACAGCAACCATCCCTTTGCCAACAATCTTCACACCCTCATTCACCAACGCCTGAATACCGCCGGAAATAATATTTCCAATCCCTTCAACAATTCCAGTCCCAATGCCACTAAAAAATCCAGTCAAGCCTTGACCGCCAGTTAAACCCTCTACCAGACCCTTGGCAGCATTCTTCATCGAACCAAACACACCAACCGTTTCTTCGACCTCCAGCTTTGTCGCATTTGCTGCGATCTCAGCCTCTTCAAACGCATACGCCACATTACGCAATTCCGGCGTTAACTGACCGCCTTTGCGTTTCAGCTCAGACGCTTTCCGCCCTAATTCCTGAAACTGGTATTCACTCAGCTCACCCTTTTCCGTAGCTAACTCAAACCCAGCCGCTAATGCTTCAACCTCAAACCGCAAATTCTCACCAGACAATTCCTTAGCCAAAGAGATTGCCTTTTGCTCCAAATCCGTTAACTCAACCTCGATTTTTTTGGTTTCCTTTTGTGCCTCTTGATGAGCCTCCACCAGCCCACGCAAATCATCATCCAGAGGCATGATCCCTTGCTCGGCAAGACTCACCGCAGCCCGTTCCGCACGTTCCATCACATGCCGATTTTCTCGCTGCTCAGGAGTCAAATCCTTCCACGCCGATTCAAGCAACTCCAGATCACGCAACAAGCCATCACCAGCCAATTCAGCACGTAACGACTCAGTATCATCTTTAAGCTTCTTTGCTGCTTCTGCCTGGACTTCTATTTGTTCTGCCGCTATCCTTGCCGCTTCTGCCGCTTTCCTTGCCGCTTCTTCCTGCTTCAAAACCGCAGCTGCTGCCCCCGCCGCTTCTGACTCCTCACGCTCAAACCAACGGACCACATTCTCAAGCTCAGGAGTTAACGTTTTATTTGCTTCTCTCAATTCAATTGCACGCTGAGCAATCGTAACCATCTCATCTCGGCTCAATCCTCCAACAACCCCACCAAGGTTCGCCATTGCCACATGCAAATCCTTCACAGACCCTTGAACCCCAGCCCCCCCTAACGCCTCACGTAACGTTTCCGCTGTCGGTGTGATATCCCCAAGATTTTCTTTTAACGCCAACGCAGCCCGTTCAGCTTCCGCCTGCTCATCCGTCAAAAATCCCAACGTATTTTTGAGACTGATCCACGCTCGTTCCAACAACTGCGTTTCCTGAACCCACTTGAACAGCTTCACCCCAGCGATCACCAGCCCCAACGCGACGATCCCACCAGTAAGCACAGCAGCCGCCGTCGCCAACCCGCCCAACGTCACACCCAACGCAACAACCGCCGATCCCCATATTGCCAACTGACCCACAACCATCAACACCGCACCTGACATCGCTGCGATTGCCGACACCACAAGAATCGTTTTCTTTGCTGCCGGACTCAACTCCTTAAACCACGACACAATAGCTGACACCGCCGGAACAACTTTTTCCTGCACAATCACCAACAACGCACCAAACGCTGGAACCAACTCATCGCCTAATCGCTGAGCAGTCACCACAAATGATTGTCTGAGTTTTGCGAAATCCGCACCGGCTTTGTTTATGCCTTGCTCTTGCTCATTGAGAGCCTCAGTCAATGTCCCGGTTGCGCCTTCCATCTGACCAAGATTTGACGTGAATTTTTCAGCCTGCACACCAGCCAAACCAGCGATCAAATCCCAGGATTCCGTACTGCCAAACAACTTGGTCATCTCGCTTTCGGACCCACCAACCGCGCCAGTTAACGCCGTCAATGTCCCGTGAAAACCAAGAGTCTCAATCGCAGCCTCACCGCTGGCAAAACCGATCTTGTCCAATGCCACCCACATCTCTTCAGATGGTTTCTTTAATCCAGTCAAGGCACCTTTGAATTGCGTTGCCACTTCCGACGCACTACCAGTTACCCCCGTCATTGTGGCAAACACCGCATTTAATTCTTCTTGCGTAATCTGCAACCCTGACGCGGAAATTGCCACCTTGCCAATAGCACTCGCTAATTCAGGAAACGACGTTTGCCCAAGCTTGACCGTCGTAAACGCAAGATCAGCAGCACGTTCAACGCCTTCTTTCGTTGTTTCTCCGTATGCCTTTGTGACCGCACTTGTCAACGCGATTGCATCTGCCGTTGTTGCCATACCAGCACCAGCAGCCTTGACATTCAACTCAAGAATCTTTGCCGTATCCGCACTATCACCAAACGCCGACACGACCTGATACAAACCATCCGAAATATCACCAGTGCTTTTCCCCGTCGCTAACGCTAAATCCTGAACGCTCGTTTTTAATTCCTTGACACGCTCAACGTTTCCCGGAATCAATGTAGCAACGTTCGCCATTGCCTTATTGATATCCCCGGAAAACTTCAACGCCGCAGTTGCCGCACCCAACAACGGCAAACCGATCCCAGCGGAAATTTTCATTCCCGTTGATCTGATCGAATTCCCGCTTAACGCAATTTTTTTCGTGGCCTTTTCCGCATTAGAGACAGCGGCTCGCATTTGCTTGCTGAAACTATCGCGCAAGGCAAACACCGCATAGATACTCCCAACATTCACAGCCACGATTATTCCCCTTTGACTATCGCAACTTCGTTCCTGATCACATCCTCGATCATCGGAACATCGTCCAACTTCTCACCCTTGCTCATATTGTCAAATCGATGCTTTGCCGCTGCATATACACGCATTCGCAAAATCTCAAAAATAATCCGCCTATAATCACGCTCTAACTCTGCAATTGCCACACTCGGCGTACAATGGAATTCCTCGCACACGCGAGAAATAATCCACGCCGATGGAACCTTGGCCCCAGGTACACCGTTAAGCGTTTCATGCAGAGCCTTCAACCGTTTTTTGCTGTTTCCTCATCCTCAACTGGGTTGCGTTTACAAATCTCAATCGCCATCCATCGCGCCGTTTTCATATCCAAATCACGAATTCTTTCAAGCGTAGGTTTCCCATCATAACTCCATCCAACCAACGCCTTATTAATCAACGTTTCCCAATCATACGAATCAACCGGATCACGCTCTTGATCATCATCATCAACCTGTCTTTTCGATGATCTCATGATAGCCTCAAACACATCGCCACCCATGTCACGCACATCCGCCACGCCTTTTCTTTGCTTGACCTTTCCAGCCTCCTCAATCGCAGTAAACGACAATTGACGCAGATCAACCCACTGCCCCTCTTCATGCGGAATATCCACACGCTCAACGATCTTACTCACAAGCATTCAATAAAACCTTTCCCTTAATTTGCAAAACCAGAAACAACCTTTTTAAACTTATACAACACGCCGGCAAATTTTCTCGCCGCTTCTTTTTTCATTTCATCAGAATCCTCATCCATAACAGACGTTATAAACTTAGCCTGACCACGCTTGTCGTAAACCACTTTTTTTCCACGTCGATAATATACACCCTTGCCCGTATGCGATAACGACATATCCTCATGAATTCTCAACGCATACGCTTTCGCCGAACCACCAGCAACCCAACGCACCTCTGGACCCTTTGCACGCATCTTCGGTTCTTGTGCATGGACACTTGCACGCAAACGATTACGCATGACCGGCGTGCGATCTTTCATTTTCGTTGCGCGTGGTTCTGCAATCTCACGCATAATCCGCACACCTTCACGATCAACGAGTAGGGATATTTTTGTTAATGTTCTAAATAAATCATCACCATCAATATCAAACTCGTCATCCATAGATCACCCAATAGCACAAACGGCAGATCGACAGCAACGCCATCGACCTGCCGCTTACACTTCCCCCCCTTGACAAACTTATGCTTGCGTTACGTACAACGACACTTCCATATTCAACGCAACCGGCTTCGCTGTAGGTTTAGTCCACATAAAACTCACTCCTTATGCTTCAGTTGCCGCGCCACTTGGACGGAATGTTGCCCGAACCAAATGCAAGGAATCCCGATCCAATACCCGCTCGTAATCCACGATCCAGCCCTCAACCGTGGTCGTTTTCGATCCACCATACGTCACCACCAACGTTTTTTGTTGGTCTGCTGGACCGTTCGCCACATCACCCAATACCGCGTCTGTCGTATTGCTCGTGTCGTCGTACCACGCTTCAATCGAAATGTCATCCATCGACCGAACGCCCGTACTCAATGACTCTTTCCACGAATCACCAAACCCAGTTGAATCCACCATGCCAGCATTGATCTTAATCCCGCCAAAACTGGTAATGTACTGCGACAAATTTCGAGCTGTTCCGCCGCTGTCATCCACCGTAATCGCTACTGAACTTGGACCGTATTTAGCCAATATAATTCTCCTTACTTAACCACGATAAAAGCCCAGCATGAACGTGAATGATGGACTAGACCCACCTATAGTGAAACTTGCACGCACGTACCGATTCACCGTCCCTGTTGCCGTTTTTCTTTCTGCCCCTAACGCAGTCGCTTGCGTCATCGAAATCAAATCCGCCCAGCTTGAATTGTCCGCAGAATGCTGCACCTTGGCATCCAATGTCGGACTGGACCCACTTGCCGCCGTGATCTGCAAATACGCCGATCCCCCATCAGAAGAGGAAGCAGTTTGATCCTGGGATGCCGAATTTCCCGTGGCGGTTTCTGCCCCTAGCGCATGCAAAATAGTGCCATCCTCGACCGCGCCAGAAATCGTATAACTGCAATTCAACTTGTGCAATCCGTCTTGCTGAATCAATCGATCAACCTGCCCACCAAACGCACCTTCAAATCCTGTGAAATCTGTACCAATCGTACCGCCAGCAGGAGCCACAGACACGATCTGTGATGTCGCTTCATTCCCCACCAACGCCGTAACTACAGAATTCGTCGCGTCATCAAACCAACCCGATTGCGTGAGCGTAGCAGACCGCACCCCCACTGGCGTGGCTTCCGCCCACGCATCCCCCAGCGATCCCGTGGATTCTGTGGTCGTCTGCACCTTGTACGTCAGCGTTGAGATCACCCCAGCCAGCGACCGCCCGCCGACCAATACAAACCCAACGCTACTCGCTCCATATTTCGCCATCAGTCAATCCCCCTCACCGATAGCTAATCAGCATCCGCAACTGAAGACTCTGCGATATAGCCATCTTTCAAAAGCCATTTCTGTGCGGATTTCGGTAGACCCTCACATAGCCCACCAGCCTCAACCCGAATTTCCTTCAGTGCCTCACGCTCTTCATCCGCCAGCTTCGACACGCCGCCAGCCTTCTTGATCGCCGCCAATCCATCGGCATCAGGAAAATTCAACCCCACCACGGCTCGATATACCTTCATGACTTCTCCGCCCTTTCAAAGCCACAAACTTTGCACATCAAAATAATCTTCCCACCAAAGCCCTCATGCGTGTGCTGTTTTTCATGGCTTGCGCCACACTGCGAACAATTGCCCTTCATGATAGATCCTTGATGATGCTTGCGTTTAAAACGTAAACTGGACGCCTATTGTCATCGACCTTGAGCAAGAATGGTGGAGAAGGATTTACCGACTCATAAAACACACTTGATAACGACTCAGCATCAACCCGCCCCAACGCATCATGCGCGGCTTGAGCATTTGCCCTTGCCGTATCAAAGCTCACAGCCCGTGATAAAAATTGCATCTGCGGAAACTCACGACCGATCCCAGGAGAACCAAATTCTTTTTCTGATGATCGTCCACCAGTCATCACCACTGCCATTGCTGTATCCGGTGACGTTTCCGGCAACGCATCCTCAAACAGATCCGTGCCAATCGCAGTCGCGACACCAGCAGAAACAAGATACGCAGTCACCTCAGCAATTGTCGCCATTATGAAAAATACAATACCGATACATATGGCACATCGGCAGAATCAACCATCGAATCACACCGCACCAACGGACGCACCACCGATCCCGGTAACGTTATCTTATCCTGTGGATCAAACACAGTTTTCCCCAACACCACTAATTGTGTTGTGGATGTTCGCTCATTCCCGCTATCATCCAACACCCTCGCAGGAACATCGTGCAATAATCCAGTCATCGTTACCGCAGATCCATGCACTGAACGCCCATTTTTATCCAAGCTCGCCGAAGTTGGTTCGCGAGTAAACGTTACTTGCATCCCGCCATTATTCGTAACATCATGCGCGACCTTTACCCCCGCATGAATGGCGTTCGCAATGCTCATGTTCTCACCAATTCCGCCGTGGTATTCATTCGACTCCGCACCGAATCAAACCAACTTGGTGCCAATAAAAAAAACACCGCATCAGGAATGACTTTCGGTTTACCACGACCAGAAAACGAAAGATCAACCGGTCCAGCCTTCAACCCAACAATACCCTTTGTTGATACCGCATCATCCGCCATGCGATCCTCTGCGAGTACCTGTCGCGCAAACTCCGCCGTCGCATCACGCAATCCATCAGGAATTGCATCAGAATCTAACCCGTATCCGTTACGATCCCACATCCCCGTTCTAGGCCAAGTCAGCCGCTGGACCGAATCAGACGCCGCGCCAGTCCAATCCACATGCTCATCTAGTAATCGCGTAGCCATTAGCAACGCTTGATCTTTTTGATCATTCGATGCACTAGACCACGTTGTACCAGACTGCGGATTGTCATCATCGTACTGGTTCGCATCAGACCGCGTACAATACGTATTCGCATTTGATGCACCAGCCGTAGAAACCAACGTGGAAACCGCCATTACCCGCCAGCCTTCACACGTACAGATTTCCGCACAGATGCCTTTTTCGATCCTGGTTTTTGATGCTGTGTTGCATCAAAATCAGACACGTTGATCACTAGTTGATTCCCGGCTTTATCCACCACAACCATCGTTTCAAGTTGCGCCATGCTTGCCCCTTAGAGACACGAGCAAGACTGTGATCAACCCTCTCCCAAAAAGCCAATCACAGCCTCACTCACTTGCTACCGCTGAGACAATTAGCCAGCAATCCGCGCAGCCAATTCACGCCTCACGAGTTGCGCCCCATACAAGATATCGAAACTGTATCGAGTTTGCTTGTGTTGGCGCGTCACTTCCAAACGCAGCGTCAACCCGCTATCAGGATCAAATGCAGATTCTACAATCGTCCCCAATCGCCGGTCCTCATCCGTTGCCGCTAGTGGTCGTGTGGCAAATGCAAACGCATCCCGGTGAAATGCAAGATTCACCACATGGGTGGCCTTGAACGTCACCGCTGCATTATCCGCCCAGGCAACTTTTGCCGTTGGGTACATCGTGATTACGGTTGCCGTGGAGCTTGCAACCGTATACGTTTGCGTGTCGCCTGCAACGGTGAACACATCACCAGCCGCTGGCGC